ATGGTGTTTGACTTTAGATGATAAATTAAAAGGTCTTAGTGCAGAAGAAAGAAATGCTGTTCTTAAGATACTGGGTGAAGTTAAGTCTAGTGGTAATTCTAAGACTTTAGACGCTATAAAGTATAAAGATTTTGATGAAGTGCCTGTTGACATTATTACCTTTATGCACGATAAAAGATATTTAGGTAATGCCTTGTATGACCCTGAGGGGAGATTCACTGTATTCCCTTATTGGGAAAATAAATTAAAAGAAATATTCCCTGATAATATAACAACTAGATACAACACCATTATCTTTACTGGTGCCATTGGTCTTGGTAAATCAACTATAGCAGTTATATGTTTATTGTATATGCTATATAGACTTCTATGCTTACACGACCCTTATCTTTATTATGGTATGCAACCTATTGATAAGATTTCAATATCTTTAATGAACATCACTATAGAAAATGCTAAGGGTGTAGCATTAGATAAAATGAACCAAATGATAATGGCGAGTGAGTGGTTTTTATCACATGGTGAAATGCGAGGAGAAACAAATCTTATATTCCTTCCTCAAAAACACATTGAGTTAATAACAGCGTCAAGTAATAACCAAGTAATTGGTCGTGCTGTATTTGCAAACTTTAGTGATGAAGTTAACTGGGGTTTAACCAACGATACAGAGAAACTTAAAAAGAAATATAAAGAATTAATTTCACAAATAGACGCTCGTATGAAATCTCGTTTTATGAGAACTAAACCAAATGGGGATACATATTTACCTACACTTAATATAATCGCATCTTCTAAGAATAGTGAACAATCGTTCCTAGATGATTATATCAATACCAAAAAGAAAAATGAAAGTACAACTACTCTTATTGTAGACGAACCTCAATGGGTAGTTGATAGAAGAAAAGATAATAAAGTTAAGTTCTATGTAGCCATAGGTAATAAGTTCTTAGCAAATGAATTGCTACCTTTAACTGTTTCTCAAGAAGAATTAAATCTATATAGAGGAAAGGGTTATAGTATATTGGCAGTGCCTATTGGTTATTATGAAAGTTTCTTAGATAACCTAGATGGTTCTTTAAAAGACGTTGCAGGTATCGCAAGTCAATCCACACTTAAATATATTTCAGGTGCTAGATGGGAACAAGCAAAAGTAGATACTTACCAAAATCCATTTAATAAAGAAATTATTGAAGTGGGAACTAATGATGATATACCTTATAGTGATTTCTTTGATTTAAACAAAGTTCCTATTGAGTTAAAAGCACGACCTATGTATGTTCACCTCGATATGTCAAAGAGTGGGGATAAGACAGGTATTAGTGCTATTTATGTTATGGGTAAAAGACATAAGGTTGAAGGTAGAGATGAAACAAAAGAATTATATTTTAAAGTAGCCTTTAACGTATCTGTAAAAGCACCTAGAGGTTTTGAAATATCTTTTGATAAGAATAGACAATTTGTTAAGTGGCTAAGAGAACAAGGCTTTAATATAAAAGGTGTAAGTGCCGACTCATATAATAGTGCTCAAATAGGACAACAACTATTGGCAGATGGCTTTAGATTTAAAACTATCTCAGTTGATATTGTAGATAAAGATTCTAGAATGTGTTTACCTTATGCTTACTTTAAAAATACTTTGTATGAAAAAAGACTTGAAGTATATAGGAAATGTGAATTTTTAACAGAGGAAGTTTTGGGTCTTGAAAAAGAGGGTAATGGTAAGATAGAGCACCCTGAAGGTGGAACTCAAGGTTCAAAAGATGCGATAGATGCTGTCACAGGTTCTCTATGGCACTCTACAATGTATCTAGACGAATATAAATATGAGTTTGGAGACGATTGGGATGCTACTGTTAAAGCAAATAATCAAGTAAGCAATCCTAAAGAACAACTAATTATAGATTGGAATGAGGCAATGAAAGAAGCACTTGCTCAATCTTATTTAGAAAAGAATCAAGAAATAAATAAAACACTTAAATATGATAATATAGAAAAACCTCAAGAGATAGGTCCTCAAAGTGCATACTATGCAGCAGAGGGTATATGTGTTTGGTAGGGAGAGATAATATATGGAAGATAATACTAAAAAAGTGGATAATGGTTCATTAGCAGGCACTCTTATTAAAGCAGTTCCTAAAGATAAAGAAAATATAGGTGTAGACGTTGATAATGATTTTATTCACACTTTATTAGACAACATACAAATTAATAATGTAGATTTTACTACTCTTGAAAATTTCTTAGGTGTAGCACAAAACAGAGAGAAGTTATATCAACTTATAGATATAATGGAACAAGATTCTAAAATCTCTTCTATTCTAGATGCCTTTGCTGGAGATGCAACATTAAGAAATGCTGATGGTAATATTGTTTGGGTAGAGAGTGAAGATGAAAATTGTAGAAAATACGTTCAATATCTTTTAGACGTTTTAAGAGTTGATAAGAATGCTTATGGTTGGATTTATAACCTTATTAAATATGGTGATTTATATTTAAGATTATATAGACAAAGCGATTTTGATGAAGAAGAAATTTTTGACGTAAAAGAAGCAGACAAGAGAGAAAGACTTAATGAGGGTAAAGAATTACCTAAAGAAAAAGTAAACGAGGACTCTAAAGAACAAGAATCTCTTAAAGAAGACGTAATTCTTCAAATGCATCAACCTAAAGACCACTTTGCTAATTATGTAGAAGATGTTTCAAACCCAGGCGAAATGTTTGAATTAACTAAATTAGGAAAAACAATGGGTTTTATTCAAGCACCTTACAATGTATACAATGCTTATATGACTACAAATAATGGTAGTGGTGTTAATGAAAGCGACCCTTCTTGGTGGCAATATGACGTTGTTAAAGACGATGTTACAATATACCCAGCGACAGAGTTTGTTCACGCTTACTTAGACGATAACTCAGGTAGAACACCTGAGGAAGTAAATATCTTCTTAAACAAGAATGATATGGATTCAAAAACAAGCGCTAAAAAATATAAAGTAACAAGAGGTAAATCAATGCTATATGACTGGTTCCAATCTTGGAGAGAATTGGCATTACTTGAAAACTCTGTTATACTTAACAGACTTACTAAATCTTCTATAGTAAGAGTTATTGGTGTAGAAGTAGGCGATATGCCTAAAGAAATGATTGGTCCTCATATGCAAAGTATTAAGAGTATGTTTGAACAAAAGGCATCTATTAATACAGGCAAGAATATGATGGAATATACTAACCCAGGACCAGTTGCTAACAATATTTACACACCTATCCATAATGGTATGGGTGGATTTACAGTAAGTGCTGTTGGTGGTGATGTTGACCCTAAGCAATTAACTGACCTAGATTACTTCCTAAAGAAGTTCTATAGTGGTACAGGTATACCTAAAGAGTTCTTTGGATGGACTGGCGATAATGCAGGTTTTAGTGGTGGTGAATCACTAGCTTTAATCTCTTCTGAATATGGCAAGAAGGTAAAGAGAATACAAAACTCATTTATATTTGCTATAACTGATTTAATCAATATCTTATTATTAGATAGAGGCTTAAGTGCTTATGTTAATAATTTTAAGATTAAAATGAATGAACCAGTTACAAGAGAAGAATTAGATAGAAGAGAATCTCAACAAAATGCCATGGGATTACTTAGTGATACAATGAATGCTTTAACTGATATTGAAGATAAAGCAACAAGACTAAAGATAGTTAAGACATTAATTACTAATATTTCTACTAACTCAGAGATTACAGAATATATTCAAGATGAAATAGATAGACTTGAGGCATTAGAAGAAGAAAATCCACAAGGAAATAATAACAATGGTGAAGGCAATAGAGAAGTAAAACCTATAGGAATGGGTAATGGACCTTCGCATGAACAAGCAATGAATGATATAGGACGAGACTTAGGGTTAGAAGAACCTAACCAAGAGGAAAATAATTTAGAAACACCTGAAATGAATATAGGTGGCGAAGAAGCATCTGAGGAAACTGGTGGAAGTGATTACTTACCTTCACCTCAAGAATTAGGTGTAGACTTAACTTAATATAAAAATAAAATGAAAGGACACATTAACTAGATGATAACTAATAATGATTGCATTTTATTACTTGCAGAATTAAATGACGATAAAGCAAATGAATTTATTACTAATATTGCAGGTAAACAACAAGTCTCATTAGAGGCATTAAAATATATTAATTCAAAGAAACCTTTAGAGATAATAAATTTCTATGAACATATAAGAAAGAATTATAATAAAAAGAAATCAACTATTTATATTAATATTGTAAAAGAAGTTGAAGACCCTAAGGAAGTGCTGACAACTCTTTCAGCACTTCAAACACAAATTATCTTGTATGCTAATAAGTTAGAAGACAATAGAACATTATTTCTTAAACATAGTAGAGCATTGGAAATAAGTAAAGTTTTAGGCAATTATTTTAACTCATATGATATAACTAAAGCAATAAGTTTACTAAAACTAATTAAAGCAGATATCCTTGCTTTAGAGTATGTAAATGGAAGACGTGAAGAAAAATAAATATTTGGAAAAATAAATTAAGCTAAATTATATAGGAAAACGTTTATGTTTTATTATATTGGATAATGACGCTTGAAAAGAGAGGTGTCTTAAATGTTAGAAAGTTTCAATAATAAATTTGAATATACTAAATTATCTGAACAAGAAATGAAGGAAAGAGGTATCTTGGGTAGACTAGTCGGCCCTATTGCTGATACACAACATCCTACTCGTAACGGTAGACGATATCCTAAAAAATTGTGGGAGAATGTATTTAATGACCCTCTTGTTCAAGAAAAAATAAATAATAGATGCTTTTTTGGTGAACTTGACCACCCGTCTGATAGAGATGAAACTTGTAGTGAAAAGGTAGCAGTATGTTTAGCAGAACCACCAAAAGAAGGTAAAGATGGCATGCTATATGGTATCTTTGATATTTTACCTACTCCAAATGGAAAAATCTTAAAAGCATTTTGTGATTATGGAACTACAGTTGGTATTTCTTCAAGAGGTACTGGTGATATAGTTTATGATGATAATGGCGATGAAGTAGTTGACGAAAGCACTTACGATTGTCAGGGCTTTGATATTGTATTAGTTCCAGCAATGGAACAAGCAAGACTTAACTATGTTACAGAATCATTAGATAAAAAGAATAATGGTTTAAGAAGAGCCTTAACTGAGTCTTTAAACAATTCAAGTGATGAAGACAAAGAAGCAATGAAAGATACATTAAATCATTTAGGAATTAATCTAGATGAAAAGAAAACATTAAATGAGGATGTTAACACTAGTAATAGTGCTAATATAAAAGTTGATTCTAAGAAAGAAGAAACTGATAAGACATTGGCAGTCAAAGATAATGAAGCCAAACAATTAGTATCTTCTCTACAAGAATCTTTAAAGAGTAAAGTCTTATTAGAAACTAAAGTTCAAAAACTTCAAGAAGACTTAGCAGTTAGTGATACTAAAGTAAAGCAACTTCAAGAGGAATTGAATAAGTACAAAGGTCTTGTTGTTAACATGACTAAGTACGCAAGTGAAAATAAAGATTTGAAAAAAGATATTGTTTCATTAGAAGAAAAACTTGCAAGTCAAGAAAAGACTATAACATTACAAGAAAAGAGGATTGGAACATTAGTTGATAAAATTCATCTTAAAGAAACTAAAGCGAAAGATTTGAGGGAAAATTATAATAGTACATCAAATGAAGTTAAATCTCTTCAAGAGAAATTAGCAAGTAGCGAAGTTGCTCATAAGAATGAAATAAAACAATTAAAGGAACAATTAAAAGAAACAAATGCTAATTTAGAAATTAAAGAAAATGAACTTTCTACAAAATTAGCCAAAGCATCTAAATTAATAGAGAAATACAAAGGCTTTGTTAATACTACTGTTGATAGATACATTGAATCTAAAGCAGTTATGTTAGGCGTAACACCTAATGAAATTAAAAATAGACTTAGTGAATCTTACACTTTAGATGAAGTTGACAAAGTTTGTGAAAGTCTACAAGACTTCAATTTAAGAATTAGTAAATTACCTTTCAATGTTGAGAAAGGTACAAGAATAGGTATTACTGAATCTAAGAAGAGTAGATATGAAGAAGTATCTGCTGAAGAAGATATAAGTAACCTAGCAAAATTTATAAAAGAAAATTAAAAAATTATTAATAACTAAAAGGAAGAAATTTAAACATTATGAAAACAACACAAACATTAGTAGAAAAGTATACTAACCGTGTAAAAATGGCTGAAGCATACTTCTCAAAGAAAAATGGTGGTGCTAGTTTAGATGGCGATAGAAAATTTGTCCTAGCACAAGTATTAGAAAACACTTCTGCATTCTTAAATGAATCATTAGGTTCATTCGATAATACAGTTGCTACACAAAGAAGCAATCTTGGACTTTTTAAACGTTTCGCCTTGGATATTACAACATTAGCATTACCTAACCTAATCGCTCAAGATTTAGTATTAGTACAACCTTTAACAGCAATTCATGGATATAAATGTATTGTATCCCTATTATAGTAATATAATAGCAAAAAACCCTCTTAATTGCTGGGAACTCTTAGTTTTCTTCCACTAAGACAATCAGCAGCGAAGCCTCATTCATATGAGGAACGTTCAACGACTATCGAAAGCATAGCATAAGAGAAATACTTATGTGAGGAAGTGAGTAGAGTAGAGATAATATCTCGAAAGAGAGGGCGTCCTATAAAGGTTAAAACAATATAGGATGATAATATAGTCTGAACTTTATGGTGACATAAAGAGTTTGTCACTTATAAATAACTTTAAACCCATATCCATAAGTATGGTGTATATAAATAAAATAATAAAATTAGAGTTTTTTATGGAGAACTAGTTATATGACATATCAAGAAAAAATATCTATCAAACAAAAGGGTAGAAAACTAATTCACAAAGGTGATGAAGAGAAACGTGTTACTCTAGAAGAGTTAGACTCATATCTTCGTTGTGGATGGGAATTAGGATTTTCTCAAAAACATCTTAATGCAAGAAAACAAAGTATGCTTAATAAATATGGTTCTTTGTTCCCAAATAATAAAATGGATGAAGAACATAGAAAGAAAATAGGTCAATCAAATTCAGGAAAACCTAATAAATTTAAAGGTAAGAAGAGACCTAAACAAGTTGGTGAGAATATATCAAAGGCTAAAAAAGGTCATATAGTAACTCAATCAACTAAAGATAAAATAAGCAAAACTAAAAAAGGTAAGCATTTAAGTGAAGAAAAATTAAATCAAAAATTAAGTAAAGAGTATAAAACCAAGAAAAAGAATAATTCTTTTAATACAAGCAATGACGAAAAAGAAATGCTAAAAACTTTAAAAGAAACTTATAAAGGTAAAACAATTAAAACTCAATACAAAGATAAAGAACGTTATCCGTTCTATTGTGACTTCTATATTGAAGAAGAAGATTTATTTATCGAACTAAATGCACATTGGTCTCACGGTGGTCATCCATTTGACCCAAATAGTGAAGAAGATTTAAAAACTTTAAAAGAATGGGAAGCTAAAGCAAAGACTTCTCAATTCTATAAAAATGCTATTGAGACGTGGACAATAAGAGATGTTAAAAAACAAGAGTATGCGAGAAAAAATAAATTAAATTATAAAGTTATTTATTAGTAGATAAGATTAACACAAATTGGTTACATATTTTGATTATGTAAAATCAAGCAATAAAGGTCAAAGCAAAATTGGTGATTTAATTGTTAACCCATTCAAGAATGGTAAAGTTGACCCAGACTACACAAGTGGTACAGTTGATGAAAACATCGCTTTAGCAGACCACAAGTTAAACCTTAAATGGTGTCCAGTAGTTCCAGGTTCAGTAGCATTCGAAGTTGGTAATGACAAATATTTTGACGATGGCGCTGGTAAAATCTTCAAAGGTACTTACGCTTCAAGACGTTATGTTGGCGAAAAAGTAGGTGCTGATGGTAGATTAGAAGGTGAAGCTGGTAGATTTGAAGTTGACCCAGGTTCAGCAGTTCAAGTTGGTACTATCGAATATGGTTTCGCAGGTTCTAAAGAAGTTGCAGGTGCTATCTATGATGGTGCTAAGAAAGCAGTAATTACTTTCACAACTGACCCTGAAACATCAGCTCCAATCGCAGTTCATTATATTTATAATAACATTGCTATCGTTCAAGATGATATTCCTCAAATTACAGTAGTAACTAAGGGTATCTACTTAATGGCTAAAGCAAGAAGAATTGGCGTAACTTATTCTCAAATTGCTGCATTCCAAGCAAAAACAGAATATGGTCAAAATCTTGCTGCTAACCTAGAAAAAGTAGCAATTGGTACTTTAAAATATGAAATTGATACAGAAATCGTTAACCTATTAGTTGCAAATGCTAATGATTATAGTGACGCATTCAAGTTCAATATCACTCCAAGAACAGGTGTAAGTTTATCTCAACACTTAGAAGGCTTAGAATTCGTTCTTGAAGAAGCAAAAGCAAAAGTTTATGAACAAACTCAAAAATTCCAACCTAACTATATGATAGTTTCAAGAAACGTTCTAAACTCAATTAAATTATTAAAAGGTTGGAAAGGTGCTAACGTTTCTAACGTTAATGGTCCTTACTTTGCAGGTAATCTAGATGAACTTAAAGTTTATGTTACTCCAAACATTGCAGCAGATAAGTTCGTTCTAGGTGTAAATGGTAATGACTATGGTACAGCAGCAGCTGTTTACGCTCCATACATGGCATTAGTTCCAAGTGCATTATTAGGTTTACCTGATGGCACTAATACTCAAGGTTGGGCTACAATGTATGCATTACAAATGCTTAACCCATTACTATTAGTTGCTGGTAGATTATATTCAGCACCACAAGAAATCGCTATTACAGCAGGTGAATAAAAATAATTAAAATGTTATAGAGGGGTGCTTGCCTCTCTATAACCTTATCTATAATAATAAGGAGAAAATATAAAATGGCAGTAGATAAAACTATTGAAGCAAAAGCAATTTTCGATGCTAGTGCTATTGCTGTTGCAAAAGAAGTTTTTGGTGGAGACGCTAAACTTCAAGAAAAAACTATTGCTCCTACTACTTCTCAACAAGTAGTTACACCTGATACTGGATATGATGGTTTCTCTAAAGTAACAGTTAACGCAGTTACTGCTTCTATTGACGAAGATATTATCGCTGATAATATTAAGAAAGACGTTGACATTTTAGGTGTAGTTGGAACATTAGAACCAGCATCACAAGAATAGTTAATCAAAAATATAAAAGAGGTCTTAGTTACCTCTTTTTTTTATTTCCTATTATTGAAAACGTTTTCATAAAAATTCCACTTGATAAAATAGACAATCGTCTTGTATATACCGGTGGTAACAGTCTTTCAAAAAGGGAAAAATTGTATATAAAGAAAAAATAATTTTTTTTTAGCCTATTGACATTGTTTTAAAACTCTGCTATAATACTCGTAGATTTTCTAGGAGGATTATTATGGAAAAACAAATTAGACGTGCCTTTGGCAAAAATATTTATTTATTAGGTAAGGACCAAGATGGTGTTAATTATTGGCTAGAAGAACCTACTTGGGACTGTGGTTGGTATTGGGGTTTTGGTTATGTTGAGACATATACTAATAATAGAAATCCTGAAAAAGCAAGAGACATTAGTTCTCATCAACATTTTGATAGTTTATTCTTAAAGGGTAATAAATGCTCAAGAGATATGTTTAAAGATTTCTTTATAGATACACCTTTAGAAGATGATGAAATTTGGGAATTAGTTGACTATATGAAAACATTCTATACTTTAAGAAATGTTGCAGAGTTATTCAAGCATGGTTATTCTTGGCAGACTGAGAGCGCAAAGATAGATTCTTTACAAAATGAAGGTGAATGTGATTTAGTTAACAAAAAATGGTTACCTGAAGTATTTGAGAGAATTAAAAATTTATTAAGTCCAACATTAGAAAAATAATATAGGAGGAAAATGTATGACAAATGTAGGTGATATTATTAAAATTATTTCTATGAAAGGTGAACCTCAATATACGGGTGCTTTAGGAAAAGTTACTCATATAGATGACATAGGACAAATACATGGTACCTGGGGTGGTTGTGCTCTTATTGATGGCGTAGACGACTACGTTGTTGTTAAGAGTGATGATAACGATATTATTAAAGATAATTGGAAAATCAAAGGTTTAGCAGAATAGGGAGAGTGATTAGTTTGAAATTAGAACCAATTATTGTTAGTTTACTTGATACAGATTTATACAAAGTCAATATGGGACAAGTAATGTTCCATAAGCATAGTCAATTAGTGGGAAAGTATATATTTAAATGTAGAAATAAAGATATTAAGTTTACATATGCTATGTTAGATGAGATTAATGAACAAATTGACCATCTATGCACATTAACTTATACTCAAGAAGAATTAGATTATTTAAGAACAATAAGATTTATTAAAGAGGATTATATTCAGTTCTTGAGAATATGGAGACCTTTAAGAGATTATGTAAAGACTTGGCTAGAAGATAATGGTCAATTACATATTGAGGTTGAAGGACCTTTATACATGTGTATGCAATATGAAATCTATTTATTAGAAATAGTTAATGAAGTTTATTTTAGATTTAAATACGATTATCAAACTTTAAAAGATAGTGCTTTCTTAAAGAACTCACACAAGATTGAATCTTTCTTAACAGGTAAATATAGTTTTAAGTTTGCTGAGTTTGGTTGTCGTAGAAGATTATCAAGAGAATGGCAAGACTATGTAGTTGGTGAAATGCTTAAGACAGGTCATTGTGTAGGAACAAGTAATCTATATTTAGCAAAGAAATATAATTGCACACCTATAGGAACTTATGCTCACGAGTTTGTTCAAATGTATCAAGGCATTAGTAAATATCCAGTTGCTTATTCTAATTACTATGCTATGAAGGAATGGTTTGAAGAATACAATGGTGATAATGGTACTGCTTTAACTGATACCCTAACTACAGACTTATTCTTAAAAGATTTTGATGTATTACAAGCAAGTTGCTATAAAGGTGTGAGACACGATAGTGGCGACCCTTATGAGTGGGGAGAAAAAATTATTGCTCACTATAAGAAGTTAGGAATTGACCCTAAAACTAAAACATTATTATTTAGTGATAGTCTTAACTTTGATAAGGCTCAAAAGATTTATGATTACTTTAAAGATAGAATTAATGTTTCATTTGGAATTGGTACATTTGTATCTAATGATACTTGTGAAGAACCTTTAAATATTGTTATTAAATTACAATATGTTAATGGTAGACCTGTTGCTAAAGTTAGCGACAATGAAGGTAAGGCAATGTGTCAAGATGAAGGCTATTTAAACTATCTAAAAGAGGCTATAAAGAGGAGACTTGAGAATGACTAGTCAAGAATTAATTAAAGCAATAAAAGACAATAAAATAAGCCTAACAACACTCAATAAAGGTAAAGCATATGTTATAGAAGTTGAGTGCGGTGATTTAAGTACAGAAGAGGCATCAACACTAGGTTTAAAAGTAAGAGACTCTTTTAATAGCCTAGGTTTTAAAGACTTTATGGTTGTTCCTGTGAGGAATGGGGTTAAATCATTAAATATAAAAGAAAAAGGTGATAAGAATGGCAAGAGAGTATAAGTTAGCATGTGTGGTTGGTAGATTTCAACCTTTCCACAAAGGACATAAGAAAATTATAGATAAGGCATTAGAGATTGCAGATAGAGTGGTTGTTTGTTTAGGTTCTTGTAATGATGTTAGTGCCAATAATCCTTTTACATTTACTTATAGAAGTTATATGGTTTATTGTTGCTATGAAGAAGATGATTTAAATACTAGAATTCAATTTGTGCCTTTAGTAGATTTAGGTGTAGGTAATTCTCCAGTTTGGGGAAATTATGTAAAAAATGCTTGCAAGTTTTATGTAGGTAAAGAGCCAGATGTTTATGTTCAAGGTAGTGAAGAAGATAGAAGTAATTGGGGTTTAGATGCACCAGTTATCGTAGTTGATAGAAATGAACTTAGTATAAGTGGCACTATGGTTAGAAGTCTAATAGAAGGTAACTTAATCATCGTTAATCAAAAATTAGAAGAAATAAAACCTTTATTAAAAGAAATGCATTATGAGGATGCTTTTGATATGGTATGTAATTACTTTGATTTATGTAGGAAAAACTTAGAAATATTTGTACCTGAGGGTGCTGTTGGAGCAATCATTGATTATTATGTGTCAAAAATTTTATGCGATATAAGAGAGGGAATAGATGAGTAATAAATTATTAGTTGTTATAGATGTTCAAAACGACTTCATAACAGGTTCTTTAAGAAATGAAGAAGCAATTAAGAAACTTCCTAATGTATGTGAAGAAGTAAAAAATTGGGATGGTATTATTGTTTTTACAAAAGATACACATAAGAAAGATTATCTAGATACTTTAGAAGGTAAAAAACTTCCTGTCCCTCATTGTATTGAGAATACTTGGGGTTGGGAATTATGTATAGAACTTCTTAATGTAATGAGAGATAAGGAAGTAAAAGGAGGTAAACAATGCAATCTTGTTTTAAAAGATACCTTTGGTTATAAAGGATGGAGAGAGTATTTATATTCTCATGGTTGGGTTAATTTTGACGAGATTGAAGTTATTGGTTATTGTACTGATATTTGTGTAATTAGTAATGTTATGATTTTAAAATCAATTTTCCCTAATGTTCCTATTAAGGTAAAAGAAAGTTGTTGTGCAGGTGTTACACCAGAAAGTCATAACAATTCTTTAGAGGCTATGAAAATGTGCCATATTGACGTTATTTAGTAAGTGTGGTTGATTTATAGGTAAGTTAATAAAAACGCAATATAGCGAAAAATTGGAGGTAATTGTGAGCAAAGATAATTTAGGCGATAGAATGAAATGCTATGAAGAAGTCGCTAAAACTAGACTAATGAAAAAGACACCAGTAATTATTAGACTAGATGGTAAAGCCTTTCATACATTTACAAAAGGATTAGATAAACCTTTTGATTATATTATTTATGATACAATGAAAGAAGTTACAATGTCATTGTGTAAAGAAGTTCAAAACTGTAGAATTGGTTATACTCAAAGTGATGAGATTACTTTAGTATTAATTGATGATGCTACATATGAAACAAGTGCTTGGTTTGATAATGAAGTTCAAAAACTATGTTCAGTTTGCTCTTCTATTGCTACAGTAGAGTTCAATAGGCTTTTCCTAGAGAAGTATGAGAACGAAGTTAAAGAACATAGAGATGAAAAGAGATTATCTACTTTAAAGAGAAAATTATTTAAGGCTAGATTTGATGCTAGATGCTTTAATGTTCCAAGCAAGGATGAAGTAATTAATAATTTAATTTGGAGACAATTGGACTGTAGAAGAAATGCAGTATCTAGTATTGCCCAAACTATGTTCTCTTCTAAAGAGTTGAATGGTAAATCAACTAAGGACAGAAAAGAAATGATTGGTGATGATATTATGGAAGAATTTGAATCAAAGTATTGGAACCAATTATATGGAAATCTTATTGTATATAATACAGAAGCAAAGACTTGGTATGAATCTATTCAAACTCCTAACTTTATTGAAGAGTGGAATATTATGAGAGGTTATTTAGAATAGAGGTGATATTTTGAATTTACAATTATGTGTTCCTTATCAAAAGTGCCCATTTAATTGTCCTACTTGCATTGCGGTTGATAATAATAAGTTTAAAGACTTGTATCACAAAGATAGAGATAAATATTTTAAACATTTAGCAAAAGCACTTAAAAAATGTAATGGTGATATTATAATAACAGGTGCAACAGAACCTACACTTGATTTAGTTTGGCTAGGTGATGTATGTAGATTCATAAGAGATAACTATGTTGGTAGAAAGATAGAAATTCAAACTCATAATCTAAGATGGGCTAAAAAAGAAAAAGAAACTTACTTTGATGTAATAAGTTTTTCTGCAATTAATCCAAAAGATTTAGATAGCCTATTGACAAACGACTTAGATTATGCTAAACTTATGTATATCGTGCGAGTGGTTATTCTTGCTACACGAGAGAATTATCTTTGGTTAGTGGGTAATCCTAGCAAGAGAAAATATATTCCTCAAATAACTATTAAGGACTTACAACTATCTAAAAACGAAGAAGTAAATAAGTATATTAATGAACATAAGTTAGATTCGTCTAACTTTAAGAACTTACACTTCAACACAAGTAGTCTAAGGTTTGATACTGATTGTCAAAATAGTAAGTTTAGATATAGGGTGTTTAGAGAAGATGGTAAATTGTATAGGGGTTGGAGATAAGGTATGAAAAAATTATTATTAAGTATTGTTTTATTATTTGTATGTATTATCACTCTTGTTGGTTGTGGTAATAGACGTTATTTCGATTTTGAGTTTGATGGTTATGGGTACATTCATTGTATTCCAGATGGTAGATGTTACAAGATTAAGAGTTGGAAAGACAATGAAGTAGGTATTAAAGTTGAGACTGAAGATTATGGTGTATTATTCTTTAGTGAAGGAACATATATTTTAGTTGAAAAGAAATGTCCTATATGTAATCACGAATAGTTATAAGGTGGTATATTATGAGTAAGTTAAAGGATAGCGTTATCAAATGGATACAAGATACAGTTGGCGATTGTCATGTTGTTATAGGTATAAGTGGTGGAAAAGATTCTTCTATTTGCGCAGCATTATGTGTAGAAGCATTAGGTGTATCTAAAGTTCATGGTGTTCTTCTTCCTTGTGGAATGCAAAAAGATATTGATAAAGCCTATGAGTTAGTTAAATATTTAGGTATAGCCCATAGTGTTCATAATATTAAACCTACTTATGAGGAAATGAACACAAGCATTAGCCAAACATACATTATAAATGATTGCTATTCTACTAATACACCAGCAAGAATAAGAATGACTTATCTTTATGGGGTAGCAGCTTGCTTAGGAAATGCTAGGGTATGTAATACTTGTAATAAGAGTGAAGATTGGGTAGGCTATTCAACTAAGTATGGTGATAGTGCAGGAGACTTTGCACCTATAGCAGATTTAACAGTTAGAGAGGTTAAAGCGTTAGGCTATGAATTAGAATTACCTCAAGATTTAATTGAGAAGACACCTGACGATGGTATGAGTGGTAAGAGTGATGAAGAAAAACTTGGTTTCACTTATGCAGAGTTAGATGAGTATATTACTAGTGGCAAGATAGAAAATCTTGAACACAAAGAAAAGATAGATAGAATGCACAAAGCAAATCTACATAAATTACAACTTATGCCTAAGTTTGAAAAGAAGTCTATGGAAGAAGCCAACTATATTGATATACTTGATGAAGCAATTGGTAAATTAAAAGAACTAAAAAAGAAGGTGGCATAGTGAGTAGATTAGTGGAATTATTAGAAAAATGTAATATTACATTAAGTACTGCAGAGAGCCTTACGGCAGGTATGATAGGTGCTAAACTTGCGGAGAATGAAGGAATTAGCAAATACTATAAAGGTGGGGTTATTGCTTATTCTAATGAGGTTAAACACAACGTATTATGTGTTGATAAATCTTTATTAGATAAGAAAGGTCCTTACAATTTTGAAACCACAGAGCAAATGTGCGAGGGTGTTAGAAGATTAACTAATACTAATTGTGCTATTGCAGTTAGTGGAGTTAGTGGCCCAGGTGATGACCAAGGAACTGAGCAAGGTGTAGTTTATACAACTATTTCTATTGGCGATATAGTTATCAATGAGGATTATAAATTCTCTGGTGATAGACAAAGCGTTAGAGAAAAAACAACTAATGAAATGTTAAATAAATTAGAAGATTTATTAGAAGCACTATTAGTAATGCAAAGTGCGAAATTATAATCTTGTATACTAAGTAGAAAGAGAGATGATATTTGTGCTTTTATTTGAGCAAGTTTATCAAGATATGATAAAAGCATTGAAAGAAAAAAGGGAAGGGGATAAAGTAATTCTTTCCCTTGTTTATGGTTACTTAAAAGATAAGGCAAAGGAATTAAAGGTTGATAAGTTAGATGATGCTAACTCTATTCAGATAATTAAAAGAGAGATTAAGAAACTCGAAGAAGAAAAAGAATTATTTACTAAACTAAAAAGAGATAATAATGTTAAAACTATTGAACATAATCTTGAGTTGTTAAAAGGATATTTACCTGAACAATTAGGCGAGAACAAGATTAAGATTTTAATAGAGGCTTTAGATGATAAATCAATTCCTTCTATTATGAAATTCTTTAAAGCAAATTACAATGGTCAAGTTGATATGGGACTAGTAAGTAAAATTGCAAAGGAATTTCAATAAAGTTAGATTGGGGGTGATTTAATTGGATTATAAAAAATATCAACACATTGAAAAGATAGGAACTACTGAAGTTGAAGGTATACTAAATGGTACATGCTATATATCTTATAAAATAGATGGTACTAATAGTGTTGTTTGGTATGATAAAGATACTAATTCTATAAGGTTTGGTTCTAGAAATAGAGAATTATCTTTAGATAATGATAATGCCAATTTTATGCAAACACTTACAAATGATGCAGAACTTTTAAGAAAATTAAAACTATTATTTAATAAGTTTCCTGATGCGTGGGTTTATGGCGAGTGGCTAGTTCCTCATACATTAAAAACTTATGGGAAAGACGCTTGGAGAAAGTTTTATATTTTCGATATTCGACTAGATGATAATACATATGTTTGTTATGACGAATATTCCCCTATTTTGAACGAAATTGGCTTAGATTATATTCCAATACTAGCTAAGTTAGAAAACCCTAAAATCGAAGAATTAGAGGCTTTATTAGACAAGACAGGAGATTTCCTAATAGACAATGGTTTAGGAGAAGGTATTGTTATAAAGAACTACCAATTCTTAAATAGATATGGTAGAAGAACTTGGGCAAAAATGTTAACAGAAGATTTTAAAAATAATAAACAAAAATCTAGAAGTGAATTTAAACAAGCCAAAGAAGAAGACAACTTAGAATACCTAATCATAAGAAGAACTATGACAAGTGAACATATCTTAAAGGAAAAATCAAAGATAGAGGAAATTAAAGGTGATTGGTCTTCTAAATATATCTTTGAATTATTGGGAAGAGTTTTCAATGAATGGTTTAAAGATAATTGGGAAATTATTCTAAAGAAGTTTAAAAACCCTACTATTAATTTTAAAAAGCTAAAACAATTTTCCGATGAGTATGTTAAAGAGGTGCTTGGAATATGATAAGATTTTTAGATTTTCTTGATATTGTGGAAGACTCAACTTATATAAAGGTAGGTGAGGAAGGCAAGGTACAAAACATTTATTGTGGTTTTGTAAAAGACTTTCCTTACAAACTTTCTCAAACTTATCAATATCATGAGGTTAGCGAGGTATCTATCGAAGTATGCGAAGAGACTGTGTGT